CAAGGTGCGGACTTGAAATCTGGGCTAATCCTCTGGCTCGTCAAAAATGGCCATGTCAGGATTGCGTTTCTTTGGAGCAGTCGTGGAACCGGAGGAGCCGGACCCCGCTAAGCGTGACATACGGGAAGCGGAGCCATTAGAGGCGGGTTTCGCCCCGGCTGCTGGAGCCTTGACGTTCATACGCTTGAGCACCTCACGTGCCCCTTTCGCCACCTCGGTAAAGACCTGATCCTGCGTCCCTTTCAACCCATTCTTCTCAAGGCGGGAGGAGACAGCGTCCACGATCTCCTCGTAGTCTTTGAGGTCTGGGTTCTTGCCATAGAAGTTGTCAAGGACCTCTGCCGCTCGACGCTCGGAGACGTACTGCCTCACGTCCTCAAACTCCGTCAGTTGCTCCTTGACGTACTGCCTCAACCGTGCATCCGTCATCGTATTCGCTTGACGGATCAGGCCATCCCGCAGTTCCGTCAACGCGGCAAGATTCTCCGCCGTGGGCTCGGCAATGCCCATTTTCTTGAGGAAGCCCACGTCCGGATTCCAGACATTCAGCATCTTGTCAATCTCTTCCTTCGTGTACTGCCTCTCCTGCTCTGCGGGCTTGGCACGTTCCATCGCCGCCGGAATGACCGAGGCAAGGATTTGGGTGACGTCATCCTTGGTTAAGGACGGTTGAGGCTTGACCTCTTCCTTTTCCTCGGGTGCTTCCGTCCCTTCCTCTCCGTGCTCCTCTTCCTCACCTGCCAGCTTCTCCAGCTTGCTGGCGTCCTCCGCGGACTCCCCTCCACCACCTTCTCCTTCAGGGCTCAGTAATATGTTCAGGTTTTTCCAGTAGTTCATTTTGTTGCTGTGTTTGTTGTTCTTCTCTCTGCTGTTTTGCCAAGGTTTGACACTCGGCTATTCTGTCGTGAATGATATTCCTAAACCAATCCAATCCGTTCACATACCCAATCCGCTTGTACAAAAGGCTAGGATTAGACCCCTCGTCCAGCATTACCTCCGAAAGCAGCGAGGTCGCTTCCTCCCGAGCCGTTTCCACTAGGCTCTGGTAAAACGGATTGTTCAGGACCGCCAGAAACCCTCGGAGGCGTTGTTCCGGGTCCGACGGCAGTTGCGATGTTGGCTCTTGTTGCATCGTCTAGTTCGAATCGTTCAGGGTTTTTGATACCGCGTAGAAGCATGACCTCGCGGAGGATTTTCCGTGGGTCAAGACCGAAAATGGCCGCAGCAGCCGGGTTGTTGAGGAGGAGGGCAAGGACCTCTTCAAGGGCTTGGGCGGTGTTGGAACGCTCCGAGGGTAGGGTGCCGTCAAAGACCTTTATCTGATAATTCCCGATAAGGTCGTCCTTCGTGACCTGAATGAAAGCTCCGCCTTCCACGGCGTCTCGTAGGCCAATAATCTTGACAAACTGTGCCTCATCTAGTCCGTCTCTCAGGTTCGACAACATCTGTTGAGCCATTGGCTCTAGAGCTGTCCAATAAATCACGGAGGCGACGGACTTCACACGCGAAGCAGCGCCGGTGGTCGTGTTCCGGTGCTCCGTGGCCGAGCGCCGCCCCCCTTGAAACTGGCCCATAAGGGTGTCGTTAATACCTGTGGCTTCCTGGGTAAGCTCCTTGAGCACTTTGACGTCGGCGACGTGATTCGTTGTCACGTCCTGAAGCTGGAGCTGTTTGATGGAGCGGTCAATATCTCCTGTTGCGGCAGAGGTCAATTTGATCACCGGACGCCTTTGGTCCAGATCGTCCATGTTGATATTCTTCGGCTGGACGATTAGCTTGTCTTGAATGACCTTGCGGACGTTTGTAATCCGGCTGTTGATAAAGAAGGAAATCGTATCTTGCAACATCCCAATGGTATCCATCAGGCTGTCGGAGAGGACGATGTTGTCATCATAGATGAAAGGGGCTACGACGTAGGGGAATTGATTGTGGAGGTAGCCCAAAGGTTCACACTTGATAACCCTCTGGTTGTTCGCCAACCAGATGACCCATTTCTGTGGAAAGTCCTCCGGGCCTATAGGCTTGCCGTCGACCTCGTATTTAGCCGGGATTAGGTTCCGATGGATTTCCGACAACAGGATCGTCTTCTTTATCTGCCCGTCACCACGCATTCCGCCTCCGGGAGCCAACGCGCCAAGGGAGTCCTCTCCCGTGTCAAACCGATATCCTCGTATCTCATCGTACTCCTTATTCATCGGCTTGATGTAGTCAACCCCTGTGCATAGCCCCTCATGCTCCCATTGCTTTAACTGGGCATGGGAGTAGTACTCCTCTGAGGCACAGAACTCGCCCTCTTGAAACCGTACGAGTGGAAGACGGGTGTCTGGGAAGAAGCGGTACGGCGAGATATGGATAATCTTGTTCCCTTGATACTTCACCGTTTCCCGTTCTACCGTGATCTGCCTATCCTTTGTCAACTGCAACCCCACCATAGCAAGGCCGGGGATGGTCTGTTGTTCTCGAACCGTCTGCATTTCCGTGTGCCACATAATCTTCAACACCCCAAGGCCAAAGCGGGCTACGTCGAGAAGGAAAAGATTCAGCAAGGCTTCGAACTTGTTGTACCGCAGGTTATGAGCCAGCAACGCCTCTCCAACCTTTGCCGACTTCTCATCCTCCGCTGTATACCCTTCAAGCTCGAAAATGGTCTCCCTTTGCGTGAAAAGCGACTGGCAAAAGGCTTGGAACGTGGAGACCTGTGAGAAACTAATCGGGACCACCATCCTTTCCGGTTCGTCACGTTCCTTAGCCTTGACGTCCTCAATCTGGCGGGCACGTAAAGAGCGCCAGATTTCATAGTTCTTGTCCCATTTGGTGTAATACGAGCACATCTTCCTCCAAGACATCATCTTGAGGGCACGGGAGTCTGAAAGCATCTGCTTTTGGAACGGGGACTGTTCCTCAAGCGAGAGGTCTTGAAGGATTGATTCGTCCATAGGTCAGGGCACGATGCCCGGTGTGAAGTTGATGCGTCCACTCTTGGACATCTCGATCCACTCAGGGTGCTTTTGAACCCAGTCCATGACTTCAAAGATCGAGCGCCACGGTATCTGAGCGGCCCACAGGGCTTCGGTGGCCACGGCGCGAGAGTTGGCGGCTGCGGCTTCGTCGGGCGTCAGTGTGCCAGCAGGAGGTGGTTTAACGGTAGGGTTCGTGCCGGGAATAGGGTCCACCGTCGTTGGGTTTGGGACCGCTTTCCAGTCGGTAGGTTGAGTCATTATTGTTTTCCTTTCTCACGGAGCGATACCACCCGTCGCGCCCTTCAACGCGCCCTGTGCCGCCATCTGCTGCAACAGTTGCATGGCCTGAATGAGCTTGTCGGCCATCTGCGCGTTGGCGTTGGCCACAGCGGCGATCACATCGGGCGAGTTGTGGCTCTGGTAGCCGACGAGTTTGACTTCAATCCCGTCCGGAAGCTTTGTCACGAGATTCGAGATCGTGATTTCCTTCGGACTATCGAGCGTGAACACGCCCGTCTTAGGATCGAGGGACACTTTGGTTGATGGGACACTGGCGCAGCCCGCGACGAGCACGGCCAGGATTGGGACTAACAGGAGTTTTTTCATTCGACTTTCGGTTGAGGTTTACTTTCGGTGACAGTGGTTTCAGTCATGACGGTAGTCACCTTTTCATCTGGAGGCGGGAGTCCTTGTTTCAGGAACTCAGCAATCGTCGGAATCACGGCCCCACAGAAAATGAACAGCACCAGGTCGTGGTAATTGATCTCCTGATACTTGATCTCCGTCCCGATCCAGATGGTCAGCGACGTGCCAACGTGCCGCAGGAGAGAGTCGATGAATGAACGACCCCACTTTTGATAGTTCACAATGTTCCTTTCATTTAAATATATGCGTGATGAAAGCTCCGATTAAACCAGAGACGACGATTAGTGCGGAGCCGACTCCGATGATCTTGGAAATGGTCGCTTCCAGTTTATCAACTCGGCCAATCAACGCTTCATGCATTTCTTTGTAGACATCCTGGTTTACGAACTGAGAGCGATCATTGAGCACTTGATCACGGAGGGCATTGAGGTGTTCAAGCCGCTGTTCTAGCGAGTGCGCCGTCAGCTTGAGCGCCTTCTCCCGCTCGTTGAGAATCGCCTCGATGTATTCCTTGAGACGGATGGAAGTATCGTCAGCGTTCATTGGCCTGGCAGCTTTGGTGGTTCGTCGTCTATGGCACCCTTATTGACAACGACCCGGCTGACGGCAACCCTCTGAGAGTAGCCGTGTTTGAAAAAGGGCCGTCACCTCGCTGACTATTCGACCCTCGCGCCACAAAATACATGTCGTGCGGAGCCATGCTGTTAGTGCTGAACGAGGTTGCCGTTCCTGGAACTGTGACATAGAGAGGCCACTGAGCCAGAGGCAAGGATAGGTTTGTGGACGAATAGATTTTGATCGTATCTG